TAAGGTGTCAGCATTGGCAGCGTCTAATGGTACCCATTGCATACCATTCCAATATTTCATTTTCGGCATATCTACACCCCCGTATCCACCCAAAGTTGATTTAATGCCGGGCTGGGAGGAGCAACATGAGAAACTGTTATAGCTGCTCCTTTAGAAACAAATAAACCCCAAACATTGGGGTCGCTACCTGGAGTAACAGCTAATGTGTCATCTTTTTTACAGTAGAATGTTGAACCATTGTATTCTACCAAATCTCCTGTATGGTAAAATATACTACTGTCATAAGAACCTCTAAAAGTTAATCCCAGTCCCGGCGGGCCTTCCGGCCCTCTTACTGATAGCTTTCTCCAATAAGCTGTGTTGGTGGGCAAATTACCTAATGTATCTTTTATTGCTAAATATACTTCTGTAGTTTGCCCATCGTTATAAGTGACAAAGTTGTTTTTATAATATTGTGTTTGTGGGTTATATGACCCCATATAACTAAACTGACCTATTGCATTATTAAATTCTTCCTGTTTATCTTTAATGTACTCATCTACTTCGTCTTTAATAAATATTTCCATTTTTACTATACAGTCTTGCAGTTTATTAAAATCTTCGGGAGTAAATATCTTATCCCGAAGTAGTATAGTGAGGTTTCGTAATTCTATTTCTTCTTCTGGCGTCAATGTTTCCTGCATTTTTAGATATTGGTATCGCTTAACATGGGGTATATCGGCGGGTGATATATCAAAGTGTTCTACAAATTGGTCTATCTGTTCAGGGAATGTACTTCTCATCTCACCACCTCCAGTCCCACCAAATTCCGTTCCACCCTCATAACAAGTAACACATCTTCACCTAAAATAGGCTGTATTTCGTTACTCTTGAAATAAAAGGGGATTGTATCCAAGTTTTTTACTGCCCTCACCCCATCAGCACAAGTGTAAACTGTTGTTTCTCCCCATTTACTTCTTAATTTCAATATTTCTGTTTCCCCCGGCCATTCAAACCATAACCTTAATGTAAAATCCCCTTTTACAGAAAAATTTTCATCAAATGTTACTGCACCATCTAGTAAATTCACCTTTTCATTAACAAAAAAGACATTCCCTTCAGGAATACCTGTAATCTGTATTGGTTTCCATGTTATTTTTACAGAAGCATTATCCGGGTTGTTTTCCACAAACACTTCAAGCAATGTATCAGGTACTTCAAATTCTACTAAAAACTCCTGTTTAGGGGTTGTGTACCGTAAATTATCCTGTGATGTTACTTGTAATTCAATATAATAGGTTTTGTTGTTCTTAAAACCATCAAATTCATATTCTATAACATCAGAAAATATTTCCCCGCTTGTTGCTATTAACCTGTTATTATTATCATAAAGGTTAAACATAAAAGAACGTATCCCTATACCTTCTGCCTGTGAATATTGCCCTTGAAATAGATACGATGGGCTTAATATTTTCTCACCTAAGTTGATAATAGAAGCAGAGGGGGTACTTCTACAGGTGAATACTACCCATTCGCTGGTAGCAGAGTTATCTTCCGCATCCCATACTGTCACTTGGTATTTATATTCAATCCCATTAGTTAGGCTGGGAATAGTACAGTATGGGGCATAACTTGCTATTTTCCCAGTATCATAAACCAACGTTCCTGTAGCATTGTTATATATTTTAACTTGGTAATGATATTGCCTATTCCCCTTATTCTCCCAAGAAATAGTAATGGGTTGTTGCCCATCTACAACAACTCCGGAAGGGAAAATATTAGTTGGTTTATATAACATTTAAGTACCCCCTATCCTTGCTCTTATAGCAGGTGGTATACTTCTCATAAACTGTTGCCAGTCATTAGCATTTACTGTTATATATACTGGCCCATATTGGTGGTTTGTTGTTGCACCCATAGCACGAGAAAAACTATAGCTTTTAGTAGCAGAAGGTAAGTTAGCCCATACCTGTTTGGGTGCTATTATCTCACCTCTGTTTACCCATGCTAACCCTTCTGATCCTGCTATACCACCAGTATGGAATTTGGGAATTATAGTAGAACCAACTATCCCCGCAGTACTTGCTGCTACTAAAATGACTTCACTTATACCACTACCCTTGCTTTTACTACTGCCTCCACTAGTACTNCTACCCCCACTAGCACTACTGCCCCTACTAGTACTACCGCCCCCACTAATGCTGCTATACTGGCTGGCTATTTCTCGTCCTATTTTGACCATCTCTCTATAATGTCTCCTGTAAGCGGCTTCTGCTTCTCTAAAATATCTTTCCTGTAATCTTAACGCTTCTTCGTATCCGTTTTGTTCGATTAAACGCATAGTTTGCTGGTGTATCTCCTCCTGTGTCTGCTGTTCCTGCCAGTATAATTGCAGCGCCTGCATCTGTTCGTTGTGGTGGTCACGCAAGTCCTGTTGCTGTTTTTTATAGGCTTCTAATTGTGTCCTTCTTTCTTCTTCCAATGCCATCTTCTTATTCTCCAATTTGCGCTTTTCTTCCTCTAATGCTTTATCCCGTCTATATCTTGCATACTCTTCTTCTATTTCTGCCTTGCGTTTCTCTAGTTCTGTAACTTTAGCGACATCATAGGTAAGTATTCTTTCTCCAGTTTCGGTAATAAATTCGTACCGTTTATCTGCCTTAATCTGTGCTATTTCCGCTTCAATTTCCATTATCTGGTTTTTATAATCTTCTTCCCTATCTCGATCCCTGTATTTCTGCATTAATTCATCTATAGCGTCTATTTCTTTTTGTATTGCGTCTATTCTTTTTTGCATGTAACGATCATAATTGTCTATTCTTTGTTGCAGGGCACGTTCTTCTGCTTCTTGGGTACGTCTTAGGCTATCAATAGTAATTTGTTCTTGGTAACGATATGCACCTGCCATTTTTTCTTTAATTAGACTTTCAATAGTGCCATATACACTACTAGCTTCTCGCTCCAGTTTACGTATTTCCATAGCGGTATTGTGTATCTCGCTGGACAGTCTATTATGTTCTTGTATTAGGATTTTTAGTGCTTCTCTACCCTCATCACTCATTTTGTCCATTGCTATTCTTAAATCGTCAGCCGTAAAAGAAGCATCAGTAAAGCCGGGTACCATAGCTTCTATTTGCCGTACTATATTCTCTAATTCTCTTTGATGAATAGTATTGCTTTCTGCAAGGGCTTCTTGTTTCCGCCGTAACAATTCGGCTTTTTCGGTACTTAAAGAGTATAGTTTAGCAATATCGTCTAATGTTAGTCCATTTTTCTTTATATCTTCTGTCAACTCATTGAATGTCTGCCCTAAAACGTCTAAATCCCTACCTAATGCTGTAGCAGGGAGTTTTGTTGCTTCAAGATAGAATTGTAATTGTTGAAGTTCATCNCGCAAGAGTTGAACAACGGTTGGNGCTGTACCACCNCCTGCTGTACCACCGCCACCAGAGGGTNGTTTACCTTCATCTTTAACTTTAACTTTATCTTTATCTCCAGTAGCAGTACGAGNGCGTAGTTTTTGCATTTCTGTTAAATATCTCCAATTAACATATTCTTCTTCCGTTAATCTCTGGAAAACACCGGGAGCCACTTCTATTCCTCTGCGAAGTATTTCTGGGACATAGTAGGCACCACCACGCTGTTCCTGAAGCATCTCTTGGTATTCTTTTCTATATAGTCTTTTATATACTTCTGGGTATTTTACCATGCTTTCATATAATCTNGCCTGTTCAGTACGTGTTCTTTCCNAACCCAAATCCCCAACTAAAGACGCAAGTTCTTTATGTTTTTCAATCAACATAGCTACTTCATTCCATGCTATTCTAACAGCATTACCTAGTTTATCATATTCTAATACTACGCTCGGCATTATAGCTGCTATTTTATTATTTATNTCATATTCGGTATTTCTGACATCTGCCATTTCTGAAGAAATGGTCTTAATTTTTTCTAATACAGTGGCATATTCACTTGTACCTTCATTCAAAACTTTTAATTGCTCTGTAAGTTTATCATATTCTTTTTGTAGGTCATTAAGTTGTTGTTGATATTCCTTATGCTCCTGATATACCCTATCTACTTCTTCGACATATTTAGCCATTTCTTCTCGTTGTTTAGTATGTGCTTCTATTGCTTGTACAGCTACAGCAACCAATCCACCAAGACCAGCTATAGCAAGCCCCGTTGGCCCTATTACCGCCAACGGTGCTTGTGCAAGAAATAGTAACGATTGTCCCAATGTGTGTGTTGCTACCTGTGCCCCCGCCGCTGCGCTTGCCAGGGCAGTAGTTCTTGCAATTAATGCACCAATCAACCCCTGCCCCAGAAAGACTCGGCAGGCAGCGTTGAGCATCAAAAAAGCACCGGACAACAATACAACTTTGTTTGTTACCCCTGTTACTGCATCGGGTAGCTGGATATACCAGTCTATCCGCGATTTCATAGTGTCTACGTTTTCTTTTAGTATCTCCAGTAGACCGGTTTCGCCCATCAGCACTGCCAATTCTTGCAAGCTGGCAAGCAGTTGGTCAACTTTCTTTTGATACGATTCCATGAACTTTTCATTTTCTCGCATGGCAGAACCGACAGAATTATGTGCCGTGGACGTTGCTTCCAATGCTGTAGACATACTTTCAATAANGGAAATGAAGAAGTTCCTTCTTCGTACACCAGCAGCAGACATGGAAAGTTCATATTGTTCCGCTTGACTAAGAGACTTCCATGCCTCTTCTGTCTCTTCNAAGGAAACAACTAACTCCGTCTGCTGTTGTTCAGTCATTTCCCGCCATACTTTTTGTACGTCTTTCAAGATGGCGTTTAAGTCTCTAAACCCATCGGCGCCATCCCTTACCTGTATGCCCAGCTTTTCAAAAACGTTTATTGTGGCCGGTCTGTAGATATAGGAGTAGATAGTTTTGAGGGCATTACCAATTTCAGCACCACTTTTTGCGGTAGATTCGGACAGTGCAGTAATATGCCCAATTAATTCTTCTATACTCAGACCTACGCCCTTTGCCACACTACCTGTTACTGCCAATGCTTCCAATAAGTCCCTGTTAGTTACGGCATAGTTGTTAGATACTTCGTTGACCATGTCAACTATTTTTATTGCGTCTCTTGTTTCCATATTGAATTGTTTTAATGTAGCAAGCAGGTATCGGGCCGATTCCTCTGCGTCCATCATGCCCACGTTCATATTGAGCAGGGTTACACGTGTTAATTCTTCAATTTCTCCCTGCCGCATACCTGCTTGTGCCCAAATAGTAGCCACATCTAGCACTTCTTTATTAAGAAAACCATAGGCTTGTCCCAAATTCAACAAATCTTTTTGCAATTTATTAAAATCAGTAGCCTGGCCCTGCATAACTTTTTGCAGTTCAACCATGCCGTATTCGGTTTGTCTTATTACATCTATTAGTTTATTAGCAGAACGGATTGCNCCATAAAAAATCGTACCGGACACAAACCAGTCGGTACGATAACCTAAAGCCTCTATTAAGTTTCCATACTTCTTTCTTGGTCCCTGTTTACTTTGAATTTTTCGCAGTTCATCTTCCAGTTTTTTAGCATGTATCTGTAATTCCTGCAGCTCCTGCTTATTTACTTCTTTAATTATCCGTACTCTGCCCATTGCACCTTGCCGTGTAATTTGTTCCAGGGTTTTGTAATGAGTTTTGTATTTGTCTATACTACGGCTAAAAGAACTGTCAATAACTCTACCTAACTCCTTAAAAGCAGTGCTTGCCCTTCGTGCATAGCCGCTAATCTCTTTGGTAATGGATTCAATCGTTTTGGCGTCTTTCTGCAGTTGTCTCAGGTCGAACGTCAGTTCGCCTATTACTTTCTTGACTATACGTATCACCACCTTTCCTGTTTGCAACGCCTGCAAGGAAAGTAAGAAGAAGGCTGTAAAAAGTTAGTTGAAAAAATACACCACCCAGTTCACCGTTTCTATACCAAGCCAATAATAAAATTGTAATACCACCAAAAATAATTGTAAGGATACAGAAAAACCATTCCAATGCAGTAGGTTTATGCATTATACACACCTCCACATATAATTTACCACAATATTATGCCATTATGCAAGTCTTAATAACCGAAAAATTGCATCAATTCATTTATGTCCTGTTCAGTAGTTACTTTTGTATCTACTTGTACTTCAAACCCTGCTAACTTATATTGTCTCTTTATTTCTTCATCTAATTCTTCCCATATCGCATTAAGTTGTGGTAAAGTTAACTTTTTTATTTCATCAAAAGTAAGGGAGGTGTGTATTACTAGGGGGACTATTACTTTTTGCCAGTCAACTACTTTTTTTCTTCTTCGCCTCCCATTTTGTACCCACTTATGTCTATTGCTATTTTAAGAATTTCCTTCGCAAGTTTTAAATCTACCAGTTTTTTAATATCTTCCTCACTTAAATCAGGATGGGCATAATTCAGTATTTTAGTTAATATTTCATAGAGAATAGTCCTTGTTTCTTCTTCATAGAAGTTTATCATTATTGGTTCTACGTTTATTTTACTAAATTTGTCCATCGCCCACTCCATATCTTCCAGGGTAAAGGGCAGTATGGTATATTCTTTACCATCACGAAGGATTATTTTTTCTCCCAATGCTAATATTTTTTTCATAAGCCAACCTCCTAAATATAAAAGGGGGCTTAACCGCCCCCTTATTAAAACCTAGTAAAACTAATCATTCTCTTGTCTGCACGTCCGGGGTCTAGTAACTTCAATTCCAGGTTGTGGGTAGAAGCTGTTGCCCTGGCAAAGTCAATATTGAATGTACCTTGTGCTCTTGCCTTGTAAATTTCCGTTTGAATACCACCTTCTGTACCATCTGCCATTTGGAACCTTGCCACATGAATAATCCTTACCGGTCTAGGTAGAGAGGTGGTCAATACATGGTTTACATCTGCATCGCTAACAGTATATTGATAGTCAATCAACACTTCTTTGCCTTTATCGGCATCAGAAAATGTGATTACTCCACCAACACCTACTTTATACTCACCAGCACTAGGTGCTTCCCCTACTTCTGTTAAATAAGTACCATCCTTAAACCTAATACTAATTGAATTTTCTACTAATTTATCACCGTATTTTAGCGTATATGATGGTTCCTCATTATCTATAAAGCAACCTTCGTCAAATACATAAATTTTAGCTGGTGTATTTGTTATTGTCTTACTACCCTGTGTAATATCCAAAAGTTTCAGATCGAATTCAGCAGTAGTGGCTGTTATGGTAGCATTTTTCCCTGTAATTACCTCATCAAATGGGAATAAAGCGTCTCCACCAAAAATATCTTCACTTGTAGTTTCTAGAGCAAAGTTCAATGTTTGTAAACGGCCAACACGAATCATCTCTGGATATTTACCTGTTTCAGTATCTTTTTCCAAACTTTCCATGTAGATATAACCTACACCCTTCAGGGGTATATTTTTCTTCGCCAATTTACCATTCCTCCTTTAGATCATAGTGAAACAACATGCCATAGCTAAAAAATCCCTCGGCAGTTGCTAGTTCACCAAGGGATTGTTCATATTGTGGTACTATTGCTAACCCTAATTTTTCATCATACAGTGTTTTATTGTGCAAAAGTTTGTAGGTTGCTGTTGCCAACTTATACGCATTGTTGGTCGCCCTCTGCTTGTCCATAGGAACATGAAAATCCACCCTCAACATATGCCTTAATACTAGGTAGTTGTTTGTAGGCACTATCCCTGCCTGGTAAAAGCAAAGGGCTATTCTGTCCTTTGCATCACCTACAGGTTGCCTGCTTTTGAATATTCTTGTAGAAGGAGATGCACCTTCTGGTAGTTCTAAGTGCTCTAATATGGCAGGGTCATTGGCAAAATACTTGTAGAGTAAATTCATTTGTGCCTCTATATTCATACTATCACATACCTTTCAATAGGGAATTTAGCCAACACCTCCTCCAATCGTTGATAAAAAATTGGTTCTATGGTTTCTACTGCTCTTTTCACAAAATGTTTTGGGGGGATTGGGCGGTAATACATACCCTCTAACACTTTCCCTTCTTGTGCACCACTGGAATAGTGTATTTGATCGTCTATCCCTTTATAATATCCTTTCGGGCGCCCCCTGATATAGTGGTCTGAACGTGCAGGGTTCCAGTATTCCGATGCTTTATACTCCGCCAAATCAGGGTTGTTGGGATCGAGTAAACTACCAGACCCCCATTCATGCATTATAGCTGTCCAGTGGTTGGGAAATGCTCTGGCAATTATCTCCTTGCCCAAATCCTCTACCTCCATTATTACGCTGGAAACAATTTCAGAAGTAGGTGAATTCTTTACTATCTCAGCATACAGTCTAACAAGCACTTCTCGCACTTCTGCTTTAAATGCTAAAGCAATATCCCTTATAAAACCTTCCGTATCAAATCTCATATACTGCTCACCTGCACAATCACCAGTCCAGGGTTAGTTACTTCATCAACAAACTCCACATTAAAATAAATCTCACCAATATACAGGCGGTCACCTTTCTGCACATCGCATAATTGAAAGTGGAATAAGTGGGTTACATTGTCCAGTATTCCGGGATTTTCTTCCCTTAATTTGGTAGTCACCTTCTGTTGCATGGCAGGCACATTGCTTGCCTTTGTAACCCATTCCCTTTTGATATTACCATATTCATCTTCTATTTCTTCGCTTCTCTTAACATTAAGAACGGTATTTGTTTTCAGCAGGATGCATTGTATCCAATCGTAGCCATGCGCCCCTCTTACCAAAAAGGAACCTGTTTCATCGCTGACAATGTCACCATTTTTTACTTTGGTTTCAAAAAAACCCTTAAATAATGCTTCCGAATAAAGAGAAGAAGTAAGGGAGCCAGATTTTTTAATAAAACCCTTCGTTTCCTCTACTCCATTTACCACAAAACTTTTTCCATACACTAGTAGAGTGTCAAGGTTCATCACCTGACCCCCCTTACCCTATACTTGTCCAGTATCAGCTTCATTTCATCAGTTATATAACCTGATTTCTCCAACCGCCTAGAGGCCATTGGATCGGCTATATAGATGGTGGTGGTGTAGTCCTGCCTCTGCNATAAGCTCCCCACCAACATACCACACACCTGTTTTATATCTTCGGGTATTGTTTCATAACCGGAAGTGTATTCAATTTCTATTTCTGTATAGGGTACAGTAACGGCGGGCACCCATATTGTCCCTGTTCTTTTATCTAAATCATAAAAAGAAGTAATATCCTCCCACTGTACCGGCCCCCAAAACCCCACAGGAACACCGAAAGATACTGCTGTAGGACTAGGCTTGCCTTTGAGAGATTTTACTTCTACAACAGGGTAGTAAGTTAAATGAGCATAACCGTTACTGTTCAAAGATAATCTTTCCGAATACTCATCCACAATAAGTTTTCTTTGACAATACCCATCAATAAGGGTGCTGGCATGTTTGATTAGCACATTTTTCTTCTCTTCCGGTATTTGTTTAATGCAATACTGCTCTAGTTCGGGAACAGTTAAATACATACAATCACCTCAATATGATGAGGTCTACTTTAGCTTCTGAATCAGTATCTTCACATTCAATTTCAAAACTGGTTTTTTGTCTATTTCTAATGCTCAGCCCAGTACCAGCTAAATTGGCAGCAGCTACATCCCTTAGGGTAGCAACAACAATGTAATTTGTATCGGGCATATCCACCCAGTCTAACCCTTGGGCACCAACAGCACTACCTGTTAAGCCAAGGACAGTATGGGTAGTACCCTCACCAATGGTTAAACTGGCATCTTTGCCTGCGGTAACTGTAGCAAGAACAAGTTTGCCATCATCTACCATTGCTAGTATATCCTCTGCATCTTCGTTAATTGCATTAGCTATCTCCTGTGCTGTTATCGCAGTAGCATCTGCCACATCACCAGTACCTGCTGTTTCAGTACCACCATTATCTGCACCTAGCTTTAATTCTTCCGATATATCATTCGCAGAAGCAGGTGTAATAACAACACTGGAATTAGTACCTAATGTAGGTGATGTAACTACATATACACTGTCACTATAAGCTACTGTTACTCCTGTTTTATTACCCCCTAATGCTTGAATTTTGGTTTGGAGCTCAGTAGCAATTGCGGCCCCTGTAGTTTTTCCTGCCACAGCAACAGTTACCTCTTCTGCTTCATCACCATCTACAGAAATCATAAACTTACTATTGGAAGAAGCAGAAATATCAGTAGATGGTGATTCACCAGAAACAGAAGTACCAGCAGTATACTCAATTTTAATCGTTTTCTCACTTCCACCATCGGCAGTATATACAATAGTGTTATCACCTACAATGTTACTAAAATCAAAAGGTTCTTTTTCTGTACCAGTAATAATAGCCCTAGTATCTTCTGTAAATGTGACTTTAGTCGGATTTACACCATTTAATTGAACCGTTGCACCAAACGGTAAACTATCACCCAATTTTGCCTTCTTTAGGTTGGGGCATGTTCTGTTCAACAGATTCCTTTCCTTGGTAGTCAATCCCATATATATAGCCCCCTTTTTCCAATTTCTCTGCTATGGTTTTAGTAACCATAGCAGTACCATCTTTAAAAACTATTCTCTTGTTGTTGACAAATACAGCATTTATCCCCGGTTTGGCTTTAACAAGGACAAGGGAGGGTTTACGCCCTCCCTTCTTGCTAGGCACTTCTATTCACCCACAGGAGTTTGTGTGCCACAGCAGCACCCTTGACGATGGGAGCACCGAACTTGCAAGCCTGATAGTTAGAAGCCAAACCTTCCTCACGCCCCAGTAGGAACAGTTGTAAGTTGGGAGAACCTACCCAGTGATATTCAACCAGGGGCTCAGTTAAAATAACTACCGGGTAGTCCTTGGTGCCGGTATCACCGTCTTTTGCCTCAAGGAGAGGATCAGTGATAACGGGCAGGGAACCTGCGGCAGTCTGGATAGAACGTACCTTTACCCCAGGCACAATTTCCGTTTCCGTTTCAGAGAGGATACGGCGGAAGTTGCCTGCATCTTCCTGTTCATTCTCAAGCATATCTAGAACAAGGGGGTTCATATAGACGGCGGTAGGCACAACATCATAGTTCTCCTGTGCCATGATTTCCGCCACTGTAGTCTTAATCGCCCTATGGATAAGGGTATCCTGATCCACATAATCAACAGCACCAGCAGTGGTAAGTTGGGTAATAATACCGTCAATAACATAGGGGTTTTCGTAGGTACTACTACCAGATACATTGTTTTTGCCGATCCACAATGCCTTATCTTCGGTCTTTAGCACTGCTTCCATCATTTCCATCAGGTGCCTTGCCTGCAAATTTTTCCAGTTACCAAACTGCTTGTTTGCTTGTATATCAAAGAGACTGTAATTAATACGCCCAGTAATAGCCCTAATCCACAGTGCATGTTCTGTGTACTGCGGATTAGTAGGTGTTACCCCAGTCATATTACGGGGATCAGCATACTGCCCACCAGTTACGGGCTGCAACTCCACATAACGGGAAGGTTGACCAGTAGCAGGGATATAGTTAATCCTTTTCCCTAAGACCCCCCGTTTACGGGTAATATCAAGGATTTCTTGCTGGTACTTTGGTGTCAGCAAAGCACCAGGGCCTTGATAATCAATGGCATCAGAGGACGCCTGGAACAAAACATTCAAATCATCCTGCCCTACATAACCAGCAGAAATTCTCATTATCATTCCTCCTTAAATATAATAACTCCCTAGAGGGTATTGGCGAACATTTTCCTTTGTAGCCTTACCACAATATCCTCATCAGAGTCAACTTCCTGCATAAATTTCATTTGCGGTTCAATCTTTGGTAGTTTCTGCAGTTCTGCCAGCTTCGCATCAAGTTCTTCAGCCTTTACGAAACACTTGATGTCCTCTGGTTTTACAACTTCTTCAGCTTTTACAAAATCCTTAAGATCCTCTGCCTTGGCAAACCCTTCAAGGGCTTCCGCAGTAATGAAGTCTTTAATATCTTCCTTCNTTACTGCTTCCGCCTCCAGAGCCTCCACTTTCTTTTTGATTTCATTGAGAGAAACTATAATTTCTTCTAACTTTTTCTCCATTTCTTCATCTCCTTTCTTGGCAGCGGCAAATTTGGTCTTTGCAAATGCCGCCTTGTCCTTAAACAAAATAGTTGCACCCAATGGAGTTAAACCGTAAGTCTCTAATACTGTCTTTCCTTGATATTCCACCTCCTTCAATTCGTCAACTTCAACCTCTATGCTCATGCCCAATTCGCCCTGCCTTGCGAGGGCTTTTATGATTTTTACTTCTTGGGGGTATGTTTCGCTAAACAAATGCCCCTTTACCCTAACATCTGTCCCACTTATCCATGCTTCGGTAAAGACACCGATGATGTTTGTAGTATCGTGGGAGGATAAGTAAGAAGACCCGGTGGGGCTGCGCACTTCCGAATTAAATTCAGCATTGACGGGCATACCAATTAGCAAGGGTAGTGCTTTCTCCATCTCCTCAGCTGGAAATACTACCCTGTTCCAAGCTCCTTCCGGTATTCCGTCAGAGGGAACATCTACTTTGGTTACCACACCACTAAAAGGTGTCCTATTATTCTTTTTCCGCCCAAACTCCAAACTCGCCAGCTTTAACTGTATCTGGTCTATTGCCCTCACCTCTTTCTTTGAATAAATTTTTATAATATTCTGTTATCCTTATTTTCCTATCTGCTACATACTCATCATCGCCCCGCAGGGGCAAATCTAGTTCTCTTCTTATCTCATCTACTGTCATGCTGGGGTTCATCATGTAGCGAACATGGGTCTGGCTTAATAGTTTCTTTTCGTTTATGGTTAAAGGTCGCTTATACTCTAGCGTCACTCTCAAACCCAGTCTGTCCATCTCATCCTGCATCACTTCTTCAATCAACTTTGCATAAACAGCAATGGTATCTAGTATTTGAATTTCGTCAAATTCAGCAGTAGAACGGTTGCTGTCTTGAGTTTCGTTTAAGGCTGTTTTGGGTAAACCAAAGGCATTGGCAACTATTGCCGTCAACCGCTCCTGCCATTGGAGGAAGAGATGCTTGTCCTCCGTTCCCCCTAAATCTACTGTTGTTGCGCTATCCACACCGGAAATAACAGGAACTTCCCCCGTCCCCTTCTTTTGTATAATCCCCTTGGCAATGGTATCGGCATCCGCATCGCCACCTGTCATAATCGCTTTTTTCGGGGTAGTGGGATCGGCAGAAATATTGGCATTTATCTCTGATTTCCATAGATAGCGGATATGGTTATAGCAAAATTCCATCGGCGACATACCGAAATTGCTGTAGCTTGCGTTGTTTATGGGGATGTAAGCCAATTCATCATCGGTGAAATTAACTAGTTTCCCATCCATTCCTCTAATGGCATATCTAGGTTTATTAGTCCCCGGCAACCAATCAGGGTAAACCCACACAGTAGAGGCGTCTCTGATATAAAACAATACTTTCTTTCTGCCGTTTTCGGTATAATACCGCCTTTCATATGCTCCTGCCGACACAACCAGCATATCTTCTATTAGTTTTTCTTGAAATACTGACCATCCAAGAAGTGTGGGATCTGGTTTTCTCAATATTTCTCTTGCCAAGTCTGCATCTTGACCTTCCACCTTGAAATAATAATTTTTCAACCCATTTTTAATAATATTTATTGCTTTTCGGGGGATAGGGTGTTTGGAGAACCGCCGTAACTGTTCAGCATCAATTTGTATGCCAATAGGTTGATTTATTAGATTTATAGGTATGCCATCAACAAATACGGGTTTCGCCTTGGGTTCTGGTGGTTTACGTGCAAATATCCTGTCAATTAAACTCAAATTATCACCTCCTCTTTCGCTCATATTACAGCTGCCCCGTTACGGCAGTTTTCAAACAACCACCATATGTTCAGCCATTTATCCATAAATAACACTCTCCATCTGCCCAAAGAATGAAGTATCATACATAGGAACACCTCCCACATAAACGGTGGGCTTGTCGGTAATCATACTCACACATTGTTGCAAACAATCAAGAGGGTCAACTTTAGAAACATGGGGGTAATTCTTTAGCAACTGGATTAAATAAGTTAGTCTTTCATTTATCTTGATATAGCCATTCTCGATATAAGGCTGCAAACTCCTTATTCTGGCATCCTTATCCCCGGTGGCATAGTTTTCTACTGTAGGTATATATACTCTGGCTTCTGCACTCTTTTCCTCTATTCTCCGCTTGAATACTATTTGAGCGGCATTAGTCTCTACACCAAAACGATAATAAGGATATATCTTACCCCTCTCTATAACCTGATCTACAGTTTTTTCTATTGGGCATCTCTCCGCCCAGCAGTCCTCTACATACATCTGTCCTGTTCTACTGTCTAAACCTACGGTAATAATTACTGCAAAGTCGGCAGCCCTGCTTTTACCCATTGCAGGGTCTAAGGCACCATACCATATCCAATTTGCCTTTGCATCTGCCACTTCTTCGTCTTTATAGGTAAATACCTTATTAAAAGGATTATCTTCGGGGTTGACAGGGTCGTTCTGCATTTCACTGGCAAAGGAGGAGCGGCCTTCAGACACCATCATAACCATCAGGTCATAGTAAGAATACTTTTCCGGCCACAATACCTCTGTATTCTCTAACATTTCTTCCTTGTTCTCTAGGAAAAATTTATACGCCTGTTCTTCTCTTTCCTCCTTTTTAATATTGAGGTCGGTAATAATCTGCTCCCAAACGTCCCATTTCGGACTTTCCGACCACTTTATTACTGCCCTGTATTTCTTAGCTTCAAAGCCGGGGGTTTTCTCAATTAAATCCGCTAATAGCGAATCATAATGTAATATAGTACCGACCACAAAGTAATCAGTATGTTTATCCCCTGCCTTCATAACCGCCTTAAAAAACCAGTTCTTTAGCTTCTCCCTCTGTTCTTCTATCCTGATTAATTCATCATCCTCTAGGTCATCTACAAGGAATAAATCTGGTCTATACTGTCTATGAATAAGTCCACGAACCTGTTTTCTAGCACCCAAAGCAGTTACACATATGCCGGTAGAAGTGACTATCTTATCTGTTCTCCATGTCTCCCCCACAAGGTTACCAAAATCCTCTTTTATCATAGGGTTGTTAACCAATTCATCTTTTATATCAGCCAGAAAATCCTCTGCTACCGTACTTGTTTTAGATATAATTACAATGAAATTCTTCTTTTGATAGACAATGCACCAGATAGGGAAAATTTTAGATACAATAGTGGACTTAGCATGACCACGAGGGGCCGCTCTAACTTTTCTCTGTCCTCCACCCTGAACCACCATCTTCTGTAAATCTGCCATTATTTCATCATGAAAAGAACAACCTTCTCGATAAAAATAGTGAGGGAAATAGGTATGGGCAAAAAAGCGAAAGTCATCCCTACCCCTATCTTTTCTGTCGTTTACACTATATCCACTTGTCTCTAGAAATTCTGTCAACATTTTTTCTAATTCCATACAAATCCCCCTTGCATACATGCAAACAACTTGGTATAATAAAGACAGGAGGTGGTTAGGGTGTTAAACACATTTCTCAATCATTTGGAGTTAACCAAAAGTAAACACACCAGAAAAAATTATGAAATTGACTTAAAACAGTTTAAGAATTTTATTAAAAAAGACTGGAAAGAAGTTAAACCAGAGGATATAGAAAAATTCTTGCTCAAATTAAAACGTCAAGGCATGTCCGATAATACTTTGGCGAGGAAATATTCCAGTTTACGGTCATTTTACGAATTTCATGTTCAAAGAAACAATCTATCCTATAATCCTGTATCTATGGTAGAAAGACCAAAAACGGTAGAACCGGAGACAAAATATTTAACGGAAGAAGAAGTTGATAAACTACTCAACATTATAGACAATGTAAGAGACAAGTTATTGGTTCACTTAATGGTCACTTCGGGTTTAAGGGTGGGAGAAGTTACAGCATTGAACGTAGAGGATGTTGAAGGCAACCAAATAATAGTTCGCAATGGCAAAGGAAAAAAGAAACGTATTATCCCCATGCACCCTGAGACAAGAAAATTGTTGGATGAATACTTAGACATTAGATATGGTAAAACCAATGCCTTATTTGTGAATAAGAATTATGGCCGATTCAGCGAATGGGGTATTAGTCTAATATTGAAAAAGTGGGGGCAGAAGGTAGGCATAGATATTAGCCCCCACATGCTCCGGCATACATTTGCCACTAGGGTCTATGAAAAATCGGGTCATGATCTACTGGCGACAAAGGAATTATTGGGCCATTCAAGGGTAGAAACTACCCAAAGATACGCTCATGTTACAAAACACTTGTCCAGTTTAGTTAGCCTTGTGTTATAATAACATTCACCATGTAACCCCAATTCTCATCTCCCTATATTAAACAAATTATCATTGCTAATCTCTTTCCTTATCCGCTTAAAGATAGCATCGGCAATTTCTTCCGGTGCTTCTTTTTTTATTGCATTACTAATAATATCAAAGAATTTCCGGTAATTATTAAAAACTTGCACCTTCTCAAATACCGTCACCATCATACTCAAGTGTTCCCTTGCTTCTTTAGAGGCGTTTATAAAATGTTTGATAGCCCTATCTAATTCCCGCTCATTTTGTTCTTCATCTGCTTCTGCCATCTTTTCTTCCAGCCTCTCGGTCAACGATTTTAACTTCTGGTAACTCTGCTGTACTTCATTCATGACATTTACTTCTGTATTGAACACTTTCAGCCAGCGTTTCTTACTCTGATCGGCACACTTTGTTATCTGCCGTGGCACTTCTTCTTTCAAAAAGCGGGAAATAGTGCCCACATCGCACTCCACCCCTTTGGCCCGCCACAACCATTCTTGTATTTCTTCCAGGGTGAAGTTCTCTTTTTTTCTCAGTTTTATTATTTCATCTGCATAAGGGTTTAATTTACTAGCCATTTTTTTCACTCCTGAGCAGGATATTTTTCATAACGTGTGGTATACTTCTATTTGAGGAGGTGATAATATGGAGGAGTTTGATGTTAGTTTACTCACTTGTGAACTACCCCTTCCTTACGGAAGGGGCTTCCTGCTTCACAGTGGCCCTAACGGACCAGCTCCACAGGCGTAACTTTCCGTGGTCCCCACGGTAGGGAAGCATTTAGGCCGCTTCCAGAGCCAGTGCTCTCTTCAGAATATTCCGGGCNGCGTGAAAATAAGCAATGCCCGCCTCTCATCCCCACNCTCACGGGTGGGGACTTCCCGGCGGGGAAGTTAATTCTAAATTCCCTCTTATAAACCACAATACCAGATGTCTCTTCCACCCACGTCTTAACAATTTACAACCCTTCTCTACTAGTTCCACATCATCGGTTAAATCAAACATAGCTGCTATATCTTGTTCGGGGATTTTGTATTTCTCTGATAATTTATCTATCATACATTAACCTCCTGCGCCNTTTCTTCAAACCCAGGTTCTCACTAACCCNACTACAGGCTTACCGCCAATTTCTATTCGCAAGCTGCGCTGCAATCATCATAGGCTAAACGGCCATCGGTCGTCCCTCAGATTGCCCGCTTGCTTGCACAGTATATCTGGGGTTTAACGTCTCCCAGGAGGACGGAAAGGAGTGTGATATATGAACCTTACATTGGTGCCATGAATACCCTCTCTATATATACATAGCCTTAAAATACAAAATTATCAACTCGCGCCTCGGCTATTTCCACGTATTCCGCCTCTCGCTCAATGCCGATGTATTGGAACCCCTCACGCTTTGCCGCCACAAGCGTCGATCCGCTGCCTGCGAACGGATCAAGCACGATTCCGCCAGGCGGCGTGACCAATCGGACAAGCCATGCCATAAGGTCGGTAGGTTTGACGGTTGGGTGAAAATTAGCATTCTTCGGTACTTTACGCTCATATTCTGGGTTAGATATACGTAAATCTTTTAATTGTCCGCGCGTACTTGCGACTAGTGATCCACTATCTTTCGGTTCCAACCCAATTTCCTCCCCNCGCCAATNNCTNTTTCGATCCTTTTTCGACGCCTTTTTCGATAGTTCAGGTGGTGTAACGTTGCCTGTTTTCGCTGTCACATCGCAATATTTTGACCAGAAAGCGTCTGATTCAGTGGTAACGATGTTGGCGGGGAATCTGCCAGCTTCGTTGGGTGTGTACGTTCCGTCATATTCATCACGGTTCCAACCCGTTAAACGTTCATTCCCTATTTTGTGAATCCCAGCCCCTCGAACAGTAGGTTTCAGTTCATTCTCACCAGCTGGTATCCTACACCCATCAATATTCAGCGCACCCGTCCCCCACCGCTCCACGTTGTCCGCTACGGTCCCGACAAGCGGCTTTCTCGCCATAATAATCGGCTCATGTGCTGGTTTGAGCGCCGTGCCCCATCCGTTCCATTTTTTGGCGAGAGGTGTCGCAGGGGCGGTGATGTCGTAGGTATGCTCTCCAATTTTGAACCTTCCTCCGTTTACTTCCTGCCCCCATGTGCTGTTTTCGGTCACCCGATAAGACCTTTCACCAATTTTCTCCCGCTCGGCTTCTACCCGTTCGATAAATTCATCGAATCGGTCGTCAAGGTCAAGAATCGGTTTAAGCCGCAAATAATTCTCTTTGCTCGGCGGTTGTATACCCTTTTTCCGCCCTTCCCACCACGAATACGACGTATTAAGCCCTAACATCCGGTCAATTTCGCTTTTACTTAAACCCTTTGCTTCCCGGCGGTCTTTGAGATATGCCGCAAAACGTTCGGCCTCTTCACGAAACGCCAGCGCGGAACCATTTTTCTTATCAAACGCCTTCCCCACGTCCATACTTTTTGGAAATCCTTGGAAATACAGCCATTCAATAACATCCCGTATCTCAAACCCCGCCAACCGTAAGCTAATCGTCA